TGTATATAGTTCAACTGTTAATTATTATTTAAAGAATTCTTCAAGCGTTGTTATCACTTTTCATGACAAAAAGCTAATACAAAAGCATTTTGGAAACAATGCTCATATAATTAATGTTGCGTATACCAATTATTATGAAAAATTAGACAATATATATGCTCAACTAACGGAATTCCAGGGTGGAGTAGACTATTGCATAATGGATTGCGGTGTGCTTGGGTTGGCCTTAGCTTCTAAAATATGGGACAACTTAGATATGTCAGTATTAGATTTTGGGAAAACATTAAGTTTGAGCAAGGTCTCTTCAGCAGCAACTATTACATGAATAGGCAACATAAAAAAATAGAAGAAGATGACATAAATTTTCTTACCGATCTTCTTTTTGACACATCACTTTCTGTCAGAGAAATTGCTAGACAATTAGATGTACCTGTATCTGAGGTTAATAAGAAGATAAATTATCTTGGCTTATCATGGCTAAAAAACTCTAGAAAAAAAATGTCTAGAGGACAAATGGCTTTAACAATGATAATGAAAAAACTTCTTCCTGGTGAAGAGATTATTAATGAGCATCATATAGGAGACAAGTTAAAGTTTGACGTGTTTTGCCCTAAATACAAGATCGCAGCAGAGTATCATGGCCGACAGCATTTCTATTATACTAGTAGATTTTTTGAATCAAAATATGAGTTTGAACAAGCTCAAAAAAGAGATGATAAAAAAACACAGTACTGTATAGATAATGGAATAGCTTTGATTGTTTTTAGATATAACGATCTACTAACAGAACAAGCGGTATATGATAGAATGTTAACAGCAATAAGGGAGACCGATTTTGTTCCAAAGTCCACTAATAAAAAATCCATAAGCTCTAATCCAGCATATCAGGAAGCTAAAAAGAAAAACTCTGAGTACAAAAAAAAATTGTACAAAAAAATAAAAGGTTCTAAAATTGATGGTCGTAGAAGAAGTATCTGACTTAGAAAGTTCTCCGATAGAGTACCACGCATTTGCTTTATGCCTAAAGCAACCAGGTGCCGTAAAATTCTTCAATGATAATTTGCCCAGTAATATAGTTGGAATTATTCATGGAGAAAAAGGTGTTCATGAGTTCTATGAAGCACTACTTAGCTTCTATCGTGCTACGGCACTTGATGTAGTGGATCCTGTAGCGCTTAAAGTTTGGCTACAATCTGAAACAGATATTTATAACGCTCTAGGTGGGGATACTGGTTTAGCAATAATGCTAGACTATGTACTGGGCATACATGTTGGCAGTAAAGAATCTGTTTTAGAGCTTATTAAACACAAGGCCAATAAGCGTAAGCAGATAAATTATCTTCAAGAGCTTCAAATATTAATTAATAAAAAAGGTCTTAAATCAGAAGAGGATACCTCTAGAATATCTGAGTTAACTTTAAAGATCAAAGATCTAGAAAATTCTATAAAATATAATCCATTTGATAAGCTTACAACAGCTTCGGATATTATGTCTAGAGCCGATAATCTACTAGATATACCTAGCTTTATGCCTACGCAGTTTAGGGCTCTGAATAGAGCTATGGGTTATACCGAAGATGGGGGGTTCTTTAAGGGGGCTGTGCATGCGGTCATTGCACCATCCGGTAAAGGTAAGAGTACTTTCGCAAAATGTTTAGCTAATCATTGGCTAGATACTGGTTACAGAGTTTTGTATGTCAATTTTGAGGAAGCTGTTGGTCACTGGGAAAGAATATTAATGACTCAAGTAATAGGTAAAAATGTTTATTCTGAGTCAGAAAAGTGGTCGCAAAAAGAAAAGATAGATTATATATCCATTTTTAAATCTAGATTAGAAAAGTGGGGTGACCGCCTTATGGTTAGGCATGATCCTGATACTCCATATTTTGAGGATCTAGAGTTTTGGCTTAGGGACCTAATAGGTCACGCTGACAAAATCCCCGATGTTTTAATAATTGACACTATACAGTCCATGTTCACTAGGGGTAACGGCAAAGGTAAGCCTCGTTGGGGTGAGTTTGAGGAAATGATGGTCAGATTGGAAAAGCTAGCCAGAGACATGAATTGTGTTTTAATAATCACCGCACAAGAAAATGCTAATAGGATGAAGGAAAGAAGAGAGGTAGTTCAGCAGTCAGATACGGGTGGATCCTTAGCTATTCAGCAAAAATGTGCAGTTACTATCTTTATTACAGAAAAACGTTTAGCAACTCATGATGAAACTGAGGACGAAAATATTATGCAGTTGCAAATTCCAAAAAATAGAATAACTGGTTCTGCATTTCTTTATGATCCTCCACTAGTTCGCTATAATGATGAAAAGAAAATATATGAAGATTACGAAGTTGTAAATGAGACTTCTTATACTGAAAATACCAGTTTACAAGACCTACTTAATGGAGAAGGATTTGATTGATGATAGACTTAAGTGCTGATTCAATAAAAGACTTTCAAACGTGTGAAAGATTATACGATTATAGATACTTAGAAAAACTTCCTGAAACAATCTATTCTCGTGATTTAAACACTTTAAAGTTTGAAAATAGTTTAAAGAGTATTATAAATTTTTTTTGGTTTAAGAAACAGGCTGGCATTACTCCGTCATACGCTTCGCTTTTAAATAGGTGGGAAAAAATATGGTTTCCCAAAGATACAACTCACTATGATTTAACCATAGAACAACACGAAAGTGCATACGGTAATACGTCTAGCTTGACAGCTCACGCTGCAAACATATTGCTGAATTTTCATGAAACTTATAATGAGTTAAATGCAATTCCTTTATCTATTGCAGATGAATATATTGTCTCCATAGATAAGTCAGTTAGGATACATGATAAGTTTGATTTAATATATAGATACGCTGGCGAAAATTATGTTGTTAAATTTATTTTTAATTATAAGAATAGTTACAGACAAATGTATCAAATTGATTTTTCTTCAATGTATTTAGCCTTCAAAAATCTGCATCCAGGTAAAATTTCTTCAACAAAATTTGGTTATGTTGATTTAATGTCGAATAACTTAAATTTCAATGAATATCAAATAACCGAACAAGATGTAGAAGCAATAAATTACTGGTGTGCTACAATAGAGGGCAAAGACGTGTTTGTGCCTAGGCGAGGTTTAACATATTATTGCAAAAGATGCCCATTTGATACGCCATGTTCTAAATGGTCTTTTGCAATTCAAGCAAAGGTAAAGTGAGTATTATATTATGGCTAAAAATTTCTTGGACGAAATCCTTAAAGAAGATAAAAAAAGTTTTTTTGAGACAGAGAACGACGTTCTTAGTCAGTTGTTAGACGAAATAAATCTAATCACAGATGATTCTATAGTATCTTTTGTTAGATCTGTTTTACTAAAGGCTCAAATATTTTGGGATATTCCATCTAGCTTTTCTGATAAATATCATCCCGGGGATGAGCATGGTGTGGGTGGCAATGTTTTGCATACCAAAAGAGTTGTTAGAGTGGCAACAATTTTAGCAGATTCGTATTGTTTATCTGATGATGAAAGAAATATAATTTTAGCTGCTTGCCTGCTTCATGATATCACCAAGGGTATAGCTGACGTCAATGATGACTCCTGTTTCCACTATGACCCTATGCATCCATATACGGTGGCTACTTTTGTGCAGAATTGTCAACTATATGATAAAGAACATGGGAATGATTCTCAGTCAACAAGCTTATTTGTATCAGAGGAATCAATACAATCTATATTGAGATTAATTAGGTGTCATCTTGGACCATGGTCTCCAGTTCCAGAAACTTATCCTATCACCTATTTAGACTACATTGTTCATATTGCCGATAGTGTTGCTAGTAAAATTCATACAGTTATAGAAGATAGTGAGCTTATCAATGAAAAATGGCGAAAGCAAGCTGAATAAACAGCAGCGTATTATAAATAGAGCATTTATTCTTAACAATCTAGATGATATAATTAAAGAATCTATTTATTATAGAGCCAATGCGGACTCTTTGTCTGAGCAATCTGTCGCAAAAATTCATATTTATAATGACACTAAGGTGAAGATATTATGAAAATGCCGGCGGATCAATCTAGGTATATTTCCAATTGGAAATATTTTGAGATAGCCAAGTATATAAAGAATCTAGATAGAGTTATTAGAATAAAAAATAATGATGCGCCAGTGCTGATTACTGACGCTGAGTTAACTAATTTTATTAAACAGAATAATAATACCGGTTTATATACTTCAGTGTGGAGATATAACGAAACTAATTTAGATTCTGCAACTAGACTATCATCTCTTTACTTTGATATTGACAATAAAGATCAAGAGCAATCTTTGCACGATTGCATACAGTTGTATGATTATCTTTGCAACTTCGTTCCTGGGGATTCTGTAATAGTTTATTTTACTGGCAAGAAGGGGTTTCATGTTGAGTGTGAAGCTATTGCTTTGGGGATTAATCCTTCAAATAACCTACCAAATATATTTAGATTTATAGCAGAAAGCGTGAAATCAAAATTAAATATACAGTCTTTAGATTTTAGTGTATACGACGCTAGAAGAATGTGGAGACTTCCTGGGAGTATACATCAAGATACGGGACTGTACAAGAATACCATAAGCGAGCAAATCTTAAGATCTGGAATGCAAGCTATATTAAGACATTGCTCATCGCCAGCGGATAATACTGTACAAGAACAAACATTTAATGCTAAAGCGAATGAATGGTTTAGAAGTTTTACATATGAATTAGAAATACAAAAAGAAAAATCTAAAGATTTTATTGGATATTTTAATAAATATGGATCTTCTAATTTAAAATCTTTTCAGGAATCAGAAAAACAATTTACTGCAAAGCGTCTCATGGAGAACTGTGTGGCAGTAAAAAGATTATGGCAGCAAGCTATAGATAAAAAATGCCTAGAGCATGAAGCAAGATTGTTTTTATGCTCTATCCTGACATACAATAATGAGTCTATAATGTTTTTGCATAGTATATTAAGTAATTGCGACGATTACAATATAGATAAGACTAATAGCCATATTAATGATTGGATTAAGAGAAGACAGTTGGGAATTGGCGGAAGACCGTATACGTGCGAAAGAGCAAATGCCGTTGGCGTTGGTTGTGGTGAATGTTCTTTGGAAAAAAGAAATAAATGGGTAAAAATTGGAAATAAATATGTTGAAACGCAAGATCAGTCTTCTCCATCGCCAATTAGGTTTGCCTACAAAAACATTAGAAAAGGGGGTGAATAGTTCGTGAACGGCATAAAAAACCCAGATGATGTTGTAGCAGTTTGCTCCGAGTGTCACTCAGATCAACCGGATATTTATATGTACAAGAACCCTTTTGCCCAAGAGGGTAAGCCAGTCCCATGCAAGTATTGTGGTGGAGTGGTAATAATTACATACAGGGAAATAAGAGATCAGTCTTTAGATGACTCAAATAAAGGCAGAGGAATTTAATGAAAAATTGGACAAATCTTCATAATCATACAGTTTTCTCTATGCTCGACGGGCATGGAAGAATCGATGAGTATCTAGATAGAGCTAGATCTCTTGGTATGAAGGGATTGGCTACAACTGATCACGGCAATATACACTCGTGGCTTGATTTTTATGATGCAGGTCAAGCTACGGGTATCAAGCCAATCCTTGGTTCTGAATTTTATCAAGCTAGAAAAACTAGATTTGATAAAGATGAAGAAGAAAGATCTGGCCCAGCAAAAAATGAATGGGAACAAAGAGGTCCATATCATATAACAATTTTAGCTAAAAATAATATTGGATATAATAATATTATAAAAATGTCTTCAAGATCTTTTCTTGAGGGATATTATGTTAAGCCAAGAATAGATCATCAATTGATTTCCGAACATTCAGATGGAATAATAATCTTATCTGGATGTTTAAATGGAGAAGTTTCTCAAGCATTACTCAGAAATGATTACGATTTTGCCTTGAAAACAGCGCAAAAAATGCAAGATATAGTAGGTAAAGAAAACTATTTCATAGAAATTCAAGATCATGGTTTGTATGAGCAGAAGAAAATTACTAATGGACTAATACAAATAGCAAATACTATAGGCGCTAAAATAGTTCCAACGGGGGACTGCCACTACGTGCATCAGCATGACGCTAGAGCTCACGACATTATGTTATGCGTGGCAACTAACTGCAATATACATACTCCAAATAGATTTTCTTTTAGCGGAGATGAATTCTATTTGCAATCTTATAATGATATGGAAAATAAATTTAATTCTAATTGGCTAAAAAATACCATGGACATTTATGATATGGTTGATGTAAATTTAAATTTTGGTAATATATACTTTCCAAATTTCCCCATACCTACAAGCGAAACATCAACCCAATACTTCGAAAGATTAGCCTGGAATGGTCTAAGAGAAAGATACGGAGATTCATTACCTAAACACATCATTGACAGAGCTGATTATGAGATAAAAGTTGTTAAGGAGATGGGTTTCCCCGAATATTTCTTGGTTGTTTCCGATCTAGTCAATTGGGCTAAAGATAATGGAATACGAGTTGGTTGGGGTAGAGGATCCGCGGCTGGCAGTATACTATCCTATGCATTTGGAATTACTAATCTAGATCCAATTAAGTTTGGTTTGATGTTTGAGAGATTTCTTGTAGAAGGAAGAAAGTCAATGCCAGATATTGATCTTGACTTTGACGATAGACATAGAGATGAAGTTATCAATTATGCTAAAAATAAATATGGGCATGATCGTGTCGCTCATATATGTACATTTAATAAAACTGGCGCAAGACAGTCCATAAGAGATGCAGCAAGAGCTCTCGGATATGACTTTGCGACTGGTGACTCTGTAGCTAAATTAGTTCCACCACCAGTATTGGGAATATCAAAAAACCTTAGTGAGTGCATGGAAGTTGTAGAATTTTCACAATTATATAAAAAAGAAAACACAGCTAAAGAAATAGTAGACACTGCGTTTGGCCTAGAAGGTTTAATGAGACAAACTGGAATACACGC